ATTCTTTAGAGATGGTCAAACAACATTATCAGGCAGACCTCACTACTTCACAATGTTAGGTACAGAATTTAAGTTTGCACCAGGTCCTGATACAAGCTACACAGTTCAAATTTTATACTATGCTCAACCTACATTTATTTCTAGCACAACAGCTAGTAATTTGTTTTTAGCATACTATCCAGATGCTCTACTTTACGCAACTCTAGCAGAGGCAGAACCATATCTTATGAACGACCAAAGAATTGCTACATGGTCTGCTTTATATGATAGAGCAATTGCGAATATTAAGAAGAGTGATTTAGGTGCAACATATCCATACACAACATTAAGCGTAACACCAAGATAAAGGAAAAATCATGGCAGAAATGAGTAACTTTTTAGAGAACGCATTAATCAATGCAACTCTACGCAACACAACATATACATCAGTCGCAACAGTATATGTATCACTATGGACTTCAGACCCTACAGATGCAGGTAGTGGTACAGAAGTATCCGGTGGTTCATACGCTAGAACAGCAGTAACATTTGGCGCTCCATCTAACGGTGCATCACTAAACTCTGCTGACGTTACATTCCCAACAGCAACAGCTTCATGGGGAACAGTAGGTTGGATTGGTATTAATGATGCAGCAACATCAGGAAATCTTTTATACCATACAGCTTTGGATACAGCTAAAGCTATTGACTCTGGCGATATTTTTAAGATTTCAACAGGTAACCTTTCAGTTACATTAGCGTAAGGATAAATCATGGCTCTAGTCGTTAAAGATAGGGTAAGAGAAACCACTACGACCACAGGCACAGGCACAATTACATTAGGTGGTGCTGCTACAGGCTTTCAGTCATTCTCTGTTATTGGTGATACTAATACTACGTTTTATACTATACAGTTAGCTAATACTAATGAGTGGGAAGTAGGTGTAGGAACATACACGTTATCAGGCACTACTTTATCTCGTGACACTATACTAGAGTCTAGCAATAGTGGTAGTGCAGTTAATTTTAGTGCAGGTACAAAAGATGTCTTTGTTACTTACCCTGCAGAAAAAGCAATTTATTTAGGTAATTTACCTACTAAAATGGTAGTCACAAAAAGAGACAGTACTACTGCTGACGTTGCTTTGGCTAATGGTTTTCTACCTGTATTAAATAGAAGTGGCTCAACAATTAATGTTACAGTAAGTTAAGGAAAATTATGGCAACTCGTTATGGATTAGTGCTTAATGGCACAACAATACAAGAATTACAGTCAGGCGATACTATTATTGGCTTAACTGCTAGTACAGCACTTCAAAAAGGTGATGGCTCTACTGGACTTACTGGAGCTACTGCTGGTACAGATTATTTAGCACCTCCTTCAGGCACAGCAATTCTTAAAGCTAATTCTGGTGGCGCTTTAGCAAATGCTACAGCAGGTACAGACTATGTAGCACCAGGAACAGCAACTACTTTTAGCGCCAATCAAACATTTAATTCTAGTAATTTAAAATTAGCTGGCTCAACTAGCGGAACTTCTACATTAAATGCGGCTGCTATTGCTGGTACTACAACCCTTACCCTTCCCAATCAAACTGGAACTTTAGGTTATCTTAATATCCCACCTGTAGGAACTAAAACAGGTTCTTATACACTTGCTACAAATGACGTTGGTGAGTATGTGCAAGTAGGTTCAGGTGGTTCTATTACCATACCAGATGCAACATTTGCTGAAGGTGACGCTATTTCAATATTTAATAATACATCAGGAAATATAACAATCACTTGTACAATTACTACAGCATATATAGCTGGAACAAACTCAGACAAAGCATCTGTAACTTTAGCAACAAGAGGCATAGCAACTATTTTATTTATTAGTTCAACAGTTTGTGTTATTTCAGGAAATATTACATAATGAGTGGAATAATGCACATGTTTGTTGGGTCTGTTTTTAGTTCTGCTATTGATATATCTTACCTAGTTGTAGCTGGTGGTGCATCAGGTGGTTCAGGTAACGGAGGAGGTGGTGGTGCTGGTGGATTATTAACATCTACTGCAACTTTAACCCCTGGAACAGTTTATACAGTAACAGTAGGTGGCGGTGGTGCATCTGTATCCGGTAATGATAGTCAAGGAAATAATGGTAGTAATTCAGTATTAAGTGGAACAGGGCTTACTACTGTTACATCTACAGGTGGTGGTGGAGGAACTGCACAAGGTGCTTCTACAGGTGGTAAAAATGGTGGTTCAGGTGGTGGTGGCTCAAGAATTAATAATACTCCTGGAACAGGAACTTCAGGACAAGGTAATGATGGTGGCACAGGCTCTGATAGTGCTAGTGCTTATGGTGGCGGTGGTGGTGGTGGAGCTGGTGCGGTAGGTGGCAATGGTTCTGCTAATGCTGCTGGTAATGGTGGTGCAGGTTCTGCATCTTCAATTACAGGTTCATCTGTAACTTATGCTGGTGGTGGAGGTGGTGGTAATGCAGGTGGAACAGCAAGCTCAGGTGGAGCAGGCGGGGGTGGAGCAGGTGGACAAAATAATACAGCAGGAACAGCAGGAACTGCTAATACAGGTGGTGGCGGCGGAGGTGCAGGTACTACAAACGTAGCACCAGCTTCAGGTGCTGGTGGTTCTGGAGTTGTTATTTTATCTGTACCAACTGCAAAATATACAGGAACAACTACAGGAAGTCCAACCGTAACAACATCAGGTTCAGATACAATTATTAAATTTACAGGTTCAGGAAGCTATACTGCTTAATAGGAAAAACATGGCACATTTTGCAAAATTAAATGAAAATAACATTGTTTTAGAAGTAAATATTATTAACAATGAAATTATAAACAATTTACCATTTCCTGATAGCGAACCGTTAGGCATTGAATTTTTAACGAAGTGGTCTAATGGCTATACCAATTGGAAACAAACAAGTTATAACTCTAATTTTAGAAAACATTATGCCAGCATTGGCTATATTTATGATAGTATTAATGACGTATTCTATGCTCCACAGCCTTTCCCATCTTGGACATTAAATACTTCTACATGGTTATGGGAATCACCTGTTCCTTATCCGTTTGGCGATAAAGTATGGAAATGGGATGAATCTACTTTAAATTGGATTGAAATAATTTAGTGAGTTTAAAAGAACATTCTATAAATCAATTAAATAACTTTATGGGCGGATGGTTCATAAACGAATCTATATGTGACCAATTAATAGACTACCATAAACAAAGTAACAATAAAGTTAAAGGTCGCATCTACCGAAATAATACTAGGGTAGAAGATAAATCAGTAAAAGATAGTACAGATTGTATATTAGAAAATAAATTACTACTTAAATATACGCAATCGTTACAAGAAGCACTAAATGAATACATTAAGAAATACTCATTTTGTAATTTTTACTCTGCTTTCACAATTAATGAACCTGTAAACATTCAGCATTATATGCCTAACGGTGGATTTAAAGTATGGCATACAGAAAGACAAGGTAGAAATATGCCAGAAACAGCAAGACATTTAGTATTTATGACTTATCTAAATGATGTAACTGATGAAGGCGAAACAGAATTTTATTATCAAAAGTTAAAGGTAAAGCCACAAAAAGGTTTAACTTTAATCTGGAATCCAGATTGGACTTTTACACACAGAGGAATCCCGTCTAAAACTCAAGAAAAATATATTGTAACTGGATGGTATTCATTTATTTAATGAATTTAGGAATTTAAATGTTTGGTATAACTACATTTGCTGAAACCTCGTTTAGCACGTTAGGCAAAATAGGAGGCATAGTATTAGCCTCTGCTCAAGTAGATGCAAACGCAATTGTTACTGCTAATGCTAATGCGATAAAACCATTTAGTGCTGCTATTACTGCAAACGCTACTGTTACAAGTGATGCAACAAGAATACGATTAAATACTGGCTCTATAAACGGAACTGCTAATGTAAGTGCTGTTTACTTACGCATAAGAGATGGTATAGGTTCAATTACAGGTAATGCTACTGTAACCGCTTTAGGTTCGTTTGAAATTACAGGTTCAGCATCTATTACTGCTAATGGTTCAGTAGAAATCAATTATGTAGTTATTAGAACAAACGCTGCAAGTATTACAGGCACAACAAATGTATCTTGTTTAGCAGGATATGTAGTAAGTGGTGAAGGCAATATAGTCGCTAATGCTAGTGTCTATTGTCTAGGTGGTATTGTAGCAGGTGCAAGTGCATCTATTACACCTATAGCCACAGTTACAGCAAACGGAATTATACAAGGTGAAGGATGGACACCTGTCACACCATCTTCAGATACATGGACACCATCATCAGCAAGTTCAGACACATGGACAACAATTTCACCATCATCAGATACATGGCTTAGACAAGGATAAAACATGGCAAAAACCAAAATTTCAGAATTTAGCACAACAGCAGCAGATAATACAGATATAACTAATATCAATATTGCTGAAGGTTGTTCACCAGCTAACTTAAACAACGCTGTTCGTAGTTTAATGGCATTACTAAAAGACCAACAAACAGGTTCTAGTGGTGACCCATTTACAGTTGCAGGTACATTAGTATCTTCAGGTCAAGTTGACATTACAGGTGCATTTAGACTAGACGGAACTGCAGGTGCTAGTGGTCAAGTATTGTTATCAGCAGGTGGTAGCACAACACCTACATGGGGAAGTGCGTTTGTAGCAGGTATGATAATGCTATGGTCAGGTTCTTCAGCCACTATTCCTACTGGATGGTTATTATGTGATGGCTCAAGTTCTACACCAGATTTACGTAACCGTTTTGTAGTAGGTGCTACATCTACTTACGCTGTAAATGCTACTGGTGGTAGTGCAGATGCTATTGTAGTATCACATACCCATACTGCAACTTCTACAGTTACAGACCCACAACATAACCATACTGTTGTTGCCGCACCTAGTGGTGGAGGTGGTGTCGGAAGTGGTAGTGGTCTTGGATTACCTGCTACTTTAACAACTTCATCATCTTCAACAGGAATTACAGTTGCTACAACAAACGCTACAGCAGGCTCTAGTGGTACTAATGCTAACTTGCCACCATACTATGCCCTTTGCTATATTATGAAGGCTTAATATGCCAGTACAACGCATAGCTTTTAAAGACTGGTTACCTGACCAACCTAGCATTTTAGATACAGTATCAGAAGCTAATAACGTTATTCCTTTAGCTGTAGGATATGGTCCGTTTAAGTCAGCAGTAACATTTTCAGGTGCAGCTTCAGAAGAATTGAATAATTGCTTTGCTGCTAAACTAGACAATGACGTATTTATTTTTGCTGGTGGTGCTACTAAACTATTTAAAGTAGATAATGGTGATTTATCTCTAGTAGACGAGTCTAAGTCAGGTGGTTATACAGGCGCAAATAGATGGCAATTCTTACAATTTGGTAGTCTTGCACTAGCATCTAATGGTTCTGAAAAGATACAGTCTTTTGACGTAAACAGTTCTACAGCTTTTGCAGATGTAAGTTCAGATGCACCTATCGCTAAATACATTACAGTAGTTCGTGACTTTGTAGTCGCAGGTAATATTGGTGCAGGTACATCACCTAGTAAGGTGCAATGGTCAGGTATCAATGATGCAAGCACTTGGACTACTACAGCAACATCTCAAAGTGACTATCAAATTATCCCTGACGGTGGTGATATAACCGGTGTCGTAGGTGGTGAGTTTGGTATCGTATTCTTAGAAAAAGCCATTGTTAGAATGTCATATATAGGCACACCGCTTATATTCCAATTTGACACTATCTCTCGTAACGTAGGTTGTATAGAAGGTAATTCTATTGCACAATATTCAGGCACAGCTTACTTCTTATCAGATGACGGTTTTTATGCGACCAATGGTCAAACTTTAACAGGTATAGGTTCTGAAAAGATAGATAGATACTTTTTTAATAACGCTAACATTGGTGATATTGACTCTATATCAACAGCAGTAGACCCTGAACGTAATTTAGTTATTTGGAATTATGCTAACGTTTCTGGTGGTCGTTCACTACTTATCTATAACTTTGAAACACAAAAATGGTGTGAAGCAGAAACAGATGTAGACTATTTATCTACACTAGCTACTCCAGGTGCAACATTAGATGGTCTTGACGCTGCATACAATATTAATGCAGGTTCATTTGTCGTAGGTAAGTCTTATACAATTAGAACAGTAGGCAATACAAGTTTTACAGCTATAGGTGCAGTTGCTAATACAGTAGGTGTATTATTTACAGCTACAGGTGCAGGCTCAGGCACAGGTGTAGCGATAGATATGGCAGCATCAGCAGCAGGATTAAAAACAGAAAATACACTTGTAACGACACTAGATGACAGACTATATAAAGGCGGTAAGTTCTTATTCGGTGGTGTTCGTGATACTAGAATTATCACATTCACAGGAACTAACGCTACAGGTTCTATCATTACTAACGACCTAGAATATGGTTATAACTCTGTGCTTACTCTTATTAGACCTTCTGTAGATAATGGTTCTGCAAGCGTTTCTGTGGCTTCTAGACGTATGTTAGATGACACTATTACATACGGTACAGCAGTTACAGCAAGTCAAGAAGATAGATGCTCTGTAAGAAGTGCAGGTCGTTATCATAGAATAGCTTTAACACCTACAGGTGCTAACTGGTCATCTGCAATTGGTATGGATATAGATTACTCTGAACAAGGAACTAGATAATGGCACGTAGTGATATGTACCGTAAACTACCTTGGACAGGTGGTGATGCTAGAAGTGTAGCTGAAATTGTGAACAACCTTGTAGAAGGTAAGTCTAACAATACAGGTGATATTACTTTAGTAGCAGGTGGCGCTTCATCTACCACTATCTATGATGAACGTATAGGTTATAACTCTTATATTGGGCTAGAACCTAAAACACAAACGTCAGCTAGTACATACTTTCCTTATGGTGCATTTCAAGATACAACAGACCAAAGTTTAGCAACTATTACAGCTACAGGCAATATTACACTTGATACTACAGACTACTCTTTAGGCACAAGTCGTGTAGATGGTTATAAGATAAAAGTAGACTATTCTGGTCTTTATAACGTTCAGTTTAGTATTCAGCTTGCTAATGATGATTCACAAATACAAGACGTAGATATATGGTTTAAAAAGAATGGTTCAGATGTTGCAGGTTCTAACAGTAAGTTTTCTGTAGATAGTAAACATGGTAGCGTTAAAGGTCATGTTATTGCAGCATTAAACTTTAACATAGAACTTGCTAAAGATGACTATGTAAGTTTAGCATGGGCTACAAGCTCTAAATTAGTTACAGTAGAACATTTAGCAGCACAAACAACACCTACTAGACCTGCAACACCTAGTGCTATTGTTACTATTCAGTATTTAAGTGCTAATTCATTTACGACTAACTTATTTACAGAACCTTATATTAGTTCACAACAAAATGGACAAGCAACTATCAGTCACCCTGCAAATACAGGCACGAATAAGGTATATCGTTATATAATAGTAGGATGATTTTACATTACATACCTAAAGACCAACTTAGGACTCATTGGCAGTTTATTAAACATGGTCTTGAAATAGTCAGAAGCAAAGGTCATCCTGAGTGGTTAGCAGAAGATGTCTATTGTGACTGTTATGAACAACGTTCTATGGTATTTCTAGCAGTAACAGATAACAAACCTTATGGCTTTGTCGTACTACAGCCTATGGGTAACACAATTCATGTATGGGCAGCATGGTCATCAATTAATGACGATTTATTATTAACACAAGCATTTCAAGAAATACAAGCAATAGCAAAACAAGGCAGTAAAACAAGAATTACTTTTACATCTCAAAGACGTGGTTGGGATAAAAAAGCTA